TGATGAGGCTAATCCAGATACAATCGCACTTCTTGCAACCTTTTTAAGACCACCACCTGATGTATCAACAGCTATAAATACATCATCATTAGCAACTGTAGATATTTCTGATAAACTTGTTACTGAAACAGGATTAAAGTTTGTGCCATCAGCAATAAGAAGATGACCTGAAGTGTTTGTACCCATTGTCAGGTCATCACCTGATATGGTTAAGTCTCCTGCAATTGTAGCATCTGCACCTGAAAATGTCAAGGCTGTTGTTGTACCTGATTTTACTACAAGATTGCCAGATGAGTTAGTTAAAGAACCATATGTTGTTCCATCATCTTTTAAGAATACATCACCACCACCTGCGTCAAGATTAATGTCAGCAGTTGCATCCAAAGTTATATCTGTGCCAGAGTCTATCTCTGCAATTACAGGTGTTGTAAGTGTTTTATTAGTAAGTGTTTTGGAGGTTTGTGAAAGGTAGGTATCAAACGTATCAACAGTTGTTTGACGCATTGTACCACTATCATTAGTAACAATTCCATCACCACCTGCTACAGCAGTTGTGCCAGCAGATGTATCACCGTCAATAATATTTAATTCTGTTGTGGTAACGGTAGCACCATCTAGTATTTCTAGTTCTGCTTCTGATATACCAGCACTACCTATTGTAAGTGTGCCTGATATATCTACGTTACCATTTATATCTACAGTTGTTGCAGCTATCTGTATTTCTGTATCTGCAACAAGGTCTAGTTGACCATCTGTGCTTGAGTTAATATAAATTGCAGTATCACGAAACTGTACTTTTTCTGTGGTTGCTAATAGTATATCATCACTAAACTCAAAGTAATCTTCATCTTCTTTCCAAGTAAGCACACCATCATTAGTATTTGCATCAAAGGTTATAGCTATATCAACATCACCACCAGTACCAAATGTAAGAGTGTTTGAAGCTAATGCAGATATAGGTCCACCTTCTCCCGCCGTGCCATCATGCGAATGTCCTGTACCTGAAGCAGCAAAAGCTACAAGTTGGTCAAACTCATCATTAGTGTGGGCGGCTGTGATGGTATCGCCATCAGCGTAGGTAGATTGCCGTGTATATGTTGCACCCATTACCTTCTTGCTCCTAATTGATATTCTAATTGAAATCCTTTTAATGAATAAGGACCAGTTTCAGTTGCTCCGTCTTCAACACGAAGTGCTACAGCAAAACCAGAACCTTCCACAGACTTACGAACAATTGGCTGTGAAGGTCCGCCATAACTAGATGTTCCGTAGCTAGAAGAGCCATAAATACCAGCTACATTTAAACTATCTAGTGGATAAGCTGCAGGTCTAATTGATTGTGCAGATTCATAATCATAGCGTACAAACATATCTGCATCAATAGTTGTTTCTGGCGCATAGTTAATATTTACACGTTGCATATATTTTCTGATGCCGGGGTCTCCAAACGTCAGGTCAGGACTTCTATACTTTGCAAATATTAACGTACCGTCAAATGTGTCACCTGTATCTTGCCTATACACAAATCCATCAAATCCACCATGTATAGGTATCACTTCTCCTGTCTCAACAGTTGTATCTGTGCAGTTTGGCTTTATACCTTTTAACTGTGAAAACTCAAACCCTGTTCCTTTTAATACACAGATAACACCAATTGTAGCTTGCTCAGTTCCATCTTTACTAAAGAATATTCTATACTGTGTTTTGTCTGGTATAACTATAGATGTAAAAGAAGCAGAGTCTACTAGGTTTTCCTTAAACAAAGGCTGTACGTTAGAACTAATAGTACCAAGTTCCACGTCACCAATTCTTGCTGTACCAGCAATTGTTCTTAAACCATCTGGTCCTAAGAATATTAAGTCACCAGCAAATTCTTGAATGGTAAATCCGTTAACACAGCCAATGTCACGTGTAATTGATGTAACTGCAAAGTTTGAAGAACTTGTACCTGTTAATTTAAATATTCTATTTTCACAAAATACAAACAAATCATCACGGAAAACTTTAAGACCAGTTACAGTATCATCAACTGAAAAGCTACCTGCACCACTTCCACTACTAAAAGCATCTTCATCAAAAGGTTGGCTAAATACTACCTCTTGAGGTGTAGATGACTTACCAGCATAAAACATGTGGTTTTTAAAAGACACTACAAACTGAGAACCTGAAACAGAACTATCACTTACATCTGTAGCGGCTAAAGAAGTGTTAAATACTACAGGTGCGTTTGCACCATCTACCATTATTATTTTTTCGTTACCATCAAAGTTAAAACGCTCAAACTGATAACGACCTGCACTTGTTCTGCCTGTATCTCTTTCTGTCCAAGTTTCTGATACAATATCTGTAGCAACATGTGCCGCAGCAGATGTACTACTTGTTGCACGTGTAACACCCGTAAACGATGTTGCTGTTTTACCAGTATAGGTAAATATCTCAGAGTTTATTTGTATTGTGCCGCTAGAACTAAATGCAGATGTGTCTTTTGCATTGATAGTTCCAGAACCACTCATAGTATCACTTGCAGATATTTTAAGTGTTATTGTAGTAGAAGCTGAACTAAATATTTTAGTGCCTCTAGCTGCAAGTGTAAACTTGTTAAACAATGCTACCATTAACACGGCTTCAGAGGTAGAAGATGTAAATGGTACAACTTGATTTACGTGTTTTTTAAATCCATTTATTCTTTTGTAACCGCCTTCAATATCAGGTTCAAAGTTTGTTAACTCTAGTGCCTGACCCGGTTGCATAATAAAAGTAGACCTGTTTAAAACAAGCCCACCTTCACAGTTAAATGAAAAAGGTTGTGTTCCTGATTGGTCAGCCATTTATGATACCCTTGGATTTATGTTCGCACTTCCTGAGTATCCTTGATGCGGCAGATAAGTAGACCTGACATATTCAAATTTATTAACAAGAAGAGTTTGCATATTTTTTATACCCTGCTCAAAACGTGCAAAGTTAATACCATACTGTTGTGACTCTCCTCTATACTGATATACAAATGCAGTTGCCCCATCTACAATTACAGGAGCAAACCTATCTGGTATGGTTGTTGTATCATCGTGTGTTGATAAATCTGATGGAAAAGTAAAGTAGTCAAATTTTAATGAGTATTGTTTATCTGGAAAAGGATATAGTAAATAATTATTGTCTAGTGTTCTGACAATAAATAAAGGTACACCACCATTAGCAAACTGTGCTACCTGCACACCACTTGCATATGCTGCTGCTGTAGTACCCTGTGCGCCTCGTGTAACACCTGTTAGGTCATTACCTAGTATGCCTGTGTAGGATATTACCTCATTACCTATGTGTGCTGTACCTGCGCTATCAAAACCTGTGGTAGATGTTAGTGTTAACGTAGTAACAGAATTAGAATGAGAACCATTAAGAGTTGTTGTTACTACTTCATCTTCTTGAGTAATATAGGTATTAATGTATTCGTTATAATCTAATTTACCCAGCTTGCCACCTGACACAGCTAGGTCTTCATCTTTTACAATTCTAAATGTATTATAATCTACAGTTTTAGTTGATGCAGGTAAACTGTATCTAACTGTACCTGCTACAAGTGTTTCTGTTTGTGTAGCATGGTTAAATGGATAATTAAATTCTCTTTGATTTATATATCTAATAGCTTCATTAACAGCATTCTTTGCTTGTGTTTGTACACCTCTAGCTGTAGAAAAAGTAGATGATGTTAACTCTACCTCATTCAGATGGGTCAAAACTTTATTTACAAGTGTAAGGTATGATTCAGCCATTTATAATATTCTCTAATAAGAGTAAGAAGGGGCAAGTTGCCCTGCCCCCTCAACTTAGTTATGCGAGTGTATCACGGTCTACTTCTTGAGCAGTCATGTCACCGGGGTCATCAACATCCAAGCAAACAGCAAACATGCGGATTTTACCACCTGTTGTTGTGCCTGTCATTGCCTGAATTTCAATGTCAATGGTATCTGAAGTGCCACCAATAAGAACAGGAGTTTGTCCTGCCTTAAAAGCATAGTCACCTGCAGATGCTCCATCAAAATCAAAACCGTCAACAAAGTTATCGAGGTCTCCACCTGTGATACCAAAATCAAAATCTGTGTCAGTTGAAGTACCTGTATGAGCAGATGTTACTTCAAAGCCAGCACACATGATTAGGGTATTCGCAGGAATGGTCAAACCCGGAATAACATCATTAGCAGCAAGGGCTGTGCCTTTATCACTTGCAGCAGTAGCAAAGTTTAACTCTGCTGAAAGCAAGTAAGGCTTACGACCACGAGCGTCATTTCCACGTGCTACGGAAGTAGTATTATCACCAAGAGCCATAATTCAATCCCCCCTTACACTAAACAGAAACGAGCGTTAACAAGAGCCTCTGGACGAAGAATCTTGCGTCCATAGAGATGCATACCACGAACAATGTCAGCAAAGCTGTCAGGGTCACGATATGTTTCTGTCTTGTTAATTTGCTCTGCGGTAGCAACGGCAGATGAATGTCCACCAACAATCACACCAAAGTTGGATGAGTTAGTACCACCAGTAGTGGCAGAACCTGTTCCAATCTCAGGAAGGTTGTTAGAAACATACACTTGGAAGCCGTGCAGGTTATTAACGACAAGTCCGTTGCGAAGTCCGCCTGACTCACCATAGTCTTGGTTCAGAAGTTTTGAATCTTCATCCTTCAAGATTTCTAGGAATACAGGATTGACTACAAGCCAACGACCTTGGGTATCCACGTTTTGCTGGTCTAGCTTACGAGCCATACGAGCAATAATCATGGTTGGGTTAGCATTGCCTGACCCCGGTACAGCAGATGCACCCGGTAAGCGTGGCTGAATACCAATACCATTGTTGGCAGAGCCACCAAAGTCATTAGCATCAACTTGCATTTCAGTCAGCAGTTCATTAGTACCTGCAGTAGAAATTGCCTTTGAACCATTTACGGTTGTATTGGCAGTATCTGCTACACCATGAAGTGCAGACTGTTTAAAGCCACACATATAACCAAGAACGTCTTGGTCAAATTGGTCAGCCAAACGGTACGCAGCACGGTCACTTGCCAATTGCTGGAAGTTTACGTGGCTGTGTGCCTCTTCAATGTCATCAACCTTAAATGCAAAGTAGTTAGCTTTGTCAATAGTAAGATTGAAATCTTCATCATCAAGGTCTTGCGGTGTGATAGTTGTACCACGTGCATAAGCCTTGACAGTAATTTCGGGTTCTTTAATAATCTTAACGGAATCACCCATCTGTGCAATTTCACCAAAGTAGTCATTATTGGCAATTGCTTCAGCAACAGCGGCCTTGCGGAAAGCAAGTTGCACCTGTTTGCTGTAGATAATAGGCGAAAAATTACCGTTAGGAAGATTACCGTACCCACTAGCGGTTGAAAACGCCATAGTACCATCTCCTTATTTAGGTAGTTTTTGTTTTAAACAGATACAAACTAAGGCTATTAGAGGCTGCGTTGCTTGGGTGTGACTGTACGGGTCAGGCCAAACTCTTCAGGTAATCCGTAAGACTGTATGTTTGCATGGTTGAAGTGTGCATATTGCGCTACACGCACACTTCTTATTGACTATAGTTATATTCAATTTCAACTATTTGTCAACACTTTTTTCTTTCGGCACTTCAATTACATTCATATTCATGCTGAAAGACCTACGTTCACCTTTCGTGTAGAAAGGATATACGCAGTGAAACAGTTGTGCAGGAAAAACATAAAAGTCACCAACTCTTGGTTTAATTAAGAAGTTAGTGCTTGTATAACCAGCAGCCGTTCCATAGGCAAACTGTATATGCCCATGAGAAGGATGGTGGTCTTTATAGTCTTCTTCCCACTCTTTTTCTATTCCCTCTGGAAGTTTTAAATATCCAACACAAGATAGTCTACCGCCTGTGTGAATATGCAAAGGGTTATACTCATTTTCAAATTGCCTTACAAACCAACCTGAAGCAATTTGAATACCGTAGTTAAAGTTTTCAAAGTCTAAACCCTTTTTACCAAAATGGTTTCTGTGGTCTGTGTATGCTTGATACTGTAATACAAATTTACCTAGTTCTTTTTGTACCTCAGTTACAGTATCTTCATCAAAATGTAGTTCCTCTGAAACTTTACCAACTAAATTGTCTGAGTAATCTTCTAACTTATCAGTCATTTTACTGTTAAGTTTTTCTACAAATTCATCAGACATTTTAAAGTAACCCATTGTAGGGCCAAATGGAGCAATAAACTCCATTTCACTTTTTGGTTCATATATAATACTCATCGGGCAGAACCACTAATATCATATATAAACTTGCCACTACGAATAGCTTCCATTATTTCATCAGAGTGCTTTTCATACTCTTGTGGTGACATTGCCTGAACTTGAGATTCTTTTAAATAAGTGGAAGATTCTTCTGTCTGAGGTGCGCTTCTTGAGCCTTTACCAGACACAGCTTCAGCCGCACCTTTAGTCTTCTTAGCTTTCTTTTCACTTTTTATTCCCTTATCAGCTTTATACAAGTCAATTGCTCTAGCAGCAGACCTTGCATCATTATCATTTTCATACAATGCATCCTGTACCCATTTAGGCTGTTCATCAGCCCACATATGAAAATCATCGCTATCACGAATCTCATCAAAGTCAGGGTGTAGTCGCATTAACTCAGCTTCAGCTTTTTCTTTAGTTGCAGATATCTGCATATCATCAATTGCTTTCATACGCTGTTCAAGAGCAGCGTTTTGCTCTTTAGCTTTTTTTATAGCAATTGTTTCAACAATTTTTGCTACATCAGGATATTCTTCTGCCCACTGTTCAATGTCTTCATCAGACTTGGGTAACTTCATTTCCTTTTGTGCAGCAACAGAAAGCTGAGTTTTTAAACTTTCTATTTCTTTTTTTAACTCTTCTGCTTGCTTTTGTTGATGCCTACGCAAGTCAGAATAACGCTTCTTAAATGTTTTTTCTTCTGCGCCTGTAGGTTCGGCCTCTTTTTCCTCTGGCTCTTCTGCTTCACCTTTTTGTTCTTTAAGCAGTTGCTCCAGTTCCTCTTCTTCTTTTTTAATCCGTTCCTCTTGCGAGTACGGTTTACTTACAAAAGCAACCTTTTTTTCTGGTTGCATCTCTTCTGCCATAATAGCTTGTTCAGCCATTTCTTTCTCCTTTGGGGCTAACCGTAGCCAGTGTTGGGGGGTTAGGTAGCCATTGAGTTATCTAGGATATTAACGTGTTCCTAGTCCACGTTTTCTAGGTCTAGTTGTTGTTTTAATAGCAGATAAGTCTGCAATCCTTGATATTTCAGGACCAAGAACTTTACCTAAAACTCTTAATTCTTCTGTGCCTACCATGCTACCAATAATATCTTTTTCATCATTAGATAGATTATTGTAGCGGTCTACCATTTCTTGTTTTAATTCTTCAACTGTTTCAGCCATTTTTAATTCTTCCTGCTACATATACAATAGGATGGATAATTTTACACCAAATATTACCAACTAAACTGTCTTTAGCACGGCCTTTAGTCATTACATATTTAAGATGTTTTGTACGTTCTTTTGCTAAGTATGCACCAAGTTGGGTAAGCATATTACTATTTTTCATACCACGTACATATGGTTTGAATAACCAATGATACCCTATTTCATGTGCTGTTGTCAAGTGTTTCTTTTGATATACATCCCAAATTTTCATTGCCTTTGCCCAATCATCTAATTGAGTTTGACGATACATTTCAGTACAAACAATAGACTTTTCACTGCCGCCACTGTCACTTTCATTAATTAATGAACGTACAGTAACTACATTACCTGAAGAACTTCGTACAGCACTACCACTACTACTTGTTACAGCACTAGCATTTGGATTACCTGTTTGTCTTCGTGCTTCATTATCAGCATCTGTTTTATTTACAGCCGCAGACCTAGCTGCAGCAGGACTATACCCAGAGTCTTCGTATCTTTGTTGGTGTCCAGATATAGTTGATTCACGTTTTGCTGATTGTGCTTCAACACGAGATGATGCACGTTCAAATCTTTCAGTCTCTGCATCTGCACTTCTTCTTTGTGCCGCTTCTACACGACTACTTTCATCTCTTCTAGCAGCAGGAGTGCTAAACTCTGTTGGGTCTGAAGGTGTTCTATCTCTTTCTCTAATAGGTGTACTATCTCTTTCAAACTGTTCTAAGTCTCTTGTAGTATCTGTTTTGGTTGGAGAGGCAGCAAATTCATCAGTAGCTATGGCCCCTCTTGTAGGAGAACGGGTAGTTGTAGTGGCAAAATCAGCCGGTATTGTTGTACGGCCTTTTATTTCACTAGTAATTTCTGGTGTGTCATCAATTCCTTCAGGTCCAAATATACCCCGTTCCTGACGTTCAATTTCAGCAGCTTTTGCAGCAGTTTGACCTTCTTTTGTTACTTGCGCTGTTTCTACTTTTGTTGTATCTAAATCATCTAATAGCTGTTGAATACTTTCTTCACCTTTAATTGTTTTTAAACCTGCTTGACTTGCAGGAGATACTCCCATTTCTCCTGCTGCTTTTGATATATCATCTTTCTTACCTATAATAGAACCTGCTATAGTTCCAAGTATACCACCTTTAGAACCTACTTTTTCTCCTGTAATAGGGTCAAAGCTATTGCCCTCTCCATCAGCAATTGTTCCATCTACAAGAACAGTTCCTTTATTTGGATTACCAGCAAGTAAACCAGCACCGGGTACAAAAGGAATAAGTGCTTCAATTCCACTTTGTTTATTTGTATATCCAAGTTTTTCTGCGGCATCCATGCGTTTATTTACAGTATTCTTATATTCTTGTTCTGCTTTTTGTTGCTCAATAGATGGCCCACTATCTTCTTGTTGTTGAATAGGTGCTTGAGTTGTTGTTGTAGGCGTTGTTGGAGCAGTAGCATCTGCAGTAGGTTTAGTTGCTGTAAAACCTGTAGGAACAGGTATCAAGGGATTACCATTACTGTCTACAGGAATTTGTATAGTTCGTCCATCAGCATGATAATAAGTTACAGTTTGTGGCATACCAAATGTAGGTGTGGGTTGTGTAGGCATGACTGGAACAGCTTGCTGTTTAGGGGCTGTATAAGTAGGTAAAGTAGGAGCAGGTGTTACAGGTGGTTGCACTGTTGGTATGGTAGGCACACCGGGCTGAGGTGCAAATTGAGAGGGAACAAAACCTACATTTGGTGGTGGTACAAGCCCACCAACCTGAAACTCCATACCGTCATCTTCTAACTCTAAATCATCCATGCTAAATGGAACATTATCAGATAAGGTAGCCTCTTCTGAATTGCCCATTTGACCCATAGCTTCCATTTTAGCTAGACCTGCTTTAGCCTCGTCACGCAACTCCATAATTTTTTCTAAGCCATGATATCGCACTACATCTGCAGGAAGAACAAACTCACCTTCACTTAACTGTGCAGGAATGTCATCACGTACTTCTTCTTGTGTAGAACCTACAGGAACATCATTGCCTGATATAGGGTCTGTTGTGCCACCCTCATCTTTGAGACCACCATCATCAAAAAGTTCCATTTGTTCTTTAAGAGCCATTTACTTCATCCCTTAGATATTTAAGTTTGCGTAAAGCTGTGATAGCACCCTGCTGACGGTGCATCATTATTATATCATCAGATTGCTCCAACACCTTTTGATGCTGCTCAATAGCTATATCAATGTAACTACTGAATGCTTCCCACTGGCGGTTGTTGCTCACCAGTGGCTTGAGGCGGCTGAGTACCTGTTCCTTGTTGTACATTTCCACTAAATCCTTGTTCACCCGGAACTGGTGCTTGACCTGTTCCTATTGTTCCACCACCTGCACCTGTTGGGTCAAGTGGCGCACCTGTTGCTTGGCCTTGCTGTTGCCCTTGTTCTTGTTGTTGTTGTTCTGGGGGTGCTTGGAATTGTTTAATTAACTCTGCTTGTAGCGCAGCTTCACTCATGTTATTAGTTACTTTATCTGGGTCAAGGTCCATTGACTTAGCAATTTCACTAATTACATATTGGAACTTAGCAAACGGTGCAAGAGAAGGATTACTTGCAATCTGCAAGAACTGCATTAGTCTTTGACTGCGTACTTCATTAGCCATTAGACTTTCTGTACCACGTGCTTTGACTTCTAAGTCACCTTTTATTTCAGGGTCAAAGTCAAACTGCATATTAAATCTAAAGAACCCTTCTCCCAAAGGACGCAATAGATAATCATCTACATTTTTAATAACAGTTTTAACACTACCACTAGCAGCGTTCATTAACATTGATATGCCAGATGCAGTTCTACCCACACCTGTTATACCTGTTTGACCATGTGCAAATGATGGCATACCTGTTGACTCATCTGCAAGTTGTCGTGCCTTATCAAACAACATCATATTTTCTGATGACACGTTAGGAAACTTAGTTCCAAATATTGCTTGACCCGGTGCGCCACCCTGTCTACGAAATACTTTGCCCGGATATAATGTTAAGTCTTGACCCGGCACTAGATTTGTTTCGTCAACTTCAATAAGCATATTTCCTGATAAAACAGCATTGTCTACAGCCATACGCATAAAACCATTCATTAGTGTTTGCGTATCGTCCATATTTTCTGCTATACCAACACCAAAGAATGAATATGGATTTAACTCAAACGGTGCAGCAGCATATGGTATCTTAGCTGGTTTAAATGGATTAAGCACCATGCGAATAAGTTTATTATTACATACCCACACATTTGCCTGTAGTTCATCAAAGTCTTTTAATTCATCTGGTATTTCTACATTTTGGTCTTCTAGTATATCGGTATCAACCATGCCCCAATATTCAAGAACCTCAAAACGGTCTACACCATGTTCTGGTGCATAATCAGATAAATCATCTTCCCAATATTTTTTAGTATAGTTTTCACCAAAAGATATTACTTCATCTATCACTTGGCTTCTAAAGTATGGACGCTTTTTAAGCTGGCGTAGTTGTGAACGAGACATTTTATGTCGTTCAATAACAAACTGTGCCTCATCCATATTATTTGCATCTGGGTCTGGATAAAAGTTCCAAACAGAAACATGGTCTACTTGAGGAACTGTTTTAAACAGAGGGTCATATTCACCATCATCACCCCAGTTTGGGTACTCTTTGTCTTTAGCAAATGGACCTTTCATAATGCCTGTGCCAAACAAAGCCATTTCAAAAGAACTGCTTCGTAAGTTTTTATTTGCGCCAGACTCTTCTAACTGGTCATGTATTTTTTTCTGCATCTTTTTAGCAGCAATCATTGCCGGGCTAAATTCAATTGCAGTTGGCGTTTTACCCGGCCCTTCTTTTAATTTATCCTGTACAGGTTCTAATTTATTTTCGAGGACACCAAGTTTCTCAGACAAACTTTTAGCTGTTGCACCCGGTGGCAAATCATTTCCATCTCCGCTAAAACCATACGGACTTGTAAGCGCAGTAGACGCTTGCATCTGTTGCGGTTCTTTTGGGTCAAAGTGTACATCAGCAACTACTCCTTCAGGTAGTGTTGTAGGCTCAATAGAAAGAGGAAACTTATTATTAGCAAATAGAACATCAACGATTTGACCATAAGCAGCAAGCGTTTTAGTTTTAGTAACTTTAATAAATATGCGAGATTTTTCTGCTTCAGTAAACTGAACATCTGGACCGTACAATCCTCTATAGTTTCTATATGCTCGTAACCAACGCTCTTCATCTTGATAACGATAATCTTCAGCACGGCTATAGCGTTCCATTATAAAAGGGATTATATTAGATACACCAGCATCAAATTCTACAGAATCATCTGTATCTTCTAATGCAATAGCATCATCTTCAATCATAATTTCATCTTCAGCCATATTTTATTCCTTAGTATCCAAAGGTAGCATCTGCAACTTGCATACCGCCACCGGGCCTACCCATAGGGTCATAATCAAATATACTAAACCTTGGTCGTGACATTATACCATATCTTAACGCATCGTACAAGTGGTCTTCTGCTTTCGTGTCCACATCTTCTGGATTCTTTTTATCCAAAGGTATGGACGGTAGTTGGGAGATGATGTTTGTGCAACTATTAAAGAAAACAAGTCTAGGTTCCTCTGTAAATTCATCTACCTGTAAACGTCTGTGTATTTCGTTTTTACCTGCTACACGACTACCACGGCTTCGGTCTGATGGTCTCCACCTGCAGCCTCTACTTATCATTTGCTCCGCAAGAGAAGGGCCAGTATCACCACGCTTGTGCCAAAGAGAACTGTCCAAAACACCGTACTTAATATTACCATCTTCAGCTTCCAACTCTAATATCATATCAGCCAAGTCAGTAGCTAAGACTTTTGACACATACAATTCCCTGTACACAATGATTTGCTCAGACGGTGCGACAGCGCACCATACAACACCACTGTAAGAACCATAGCCGTAATCACATGCTCTAAACTTAACCCAATTGTTAGGAATATTAAAAGGTTCAATAACATGAATATCACGGTCAAACTCTGTGAACGCAGCACCTTCTTTAATATCCCAATCACCGTCCAAGAGTTGTCTGCGCTGTTGCTCTGGGAGCGACAAGAGCATAGCTTCGTAGTCACCTGTTTCAGAGAGATACGGGTTGTCAGATAGTCTAGCAGGAATGAACCTACGTTTAAATAATGGCTTCCCAGCTTTGCTATGCCCTGCTGGATATCTGAGAATTTCATGTGTTTCAATATCTGTCGCATCGTAAGCCTTGTTATAAGGTGCTGGGTCAATAAACATTTTCTTTACCCAGTGATGACCTCTTCCACCGGGGTTTGTAGTTGCCCTCATAAAGATAGGCAAATCAGGGGCAGTGGACCGTAGACGACTTCGCATGTAATTCCATGCATATGGGTTTCCCCATTGGGTCAGTTCGTCAAAGCCTATCCAGCTAAAAGCTAGACCCTGATAACGCAGGACATCTTCATCTCTGTCAAGGTACGACATCCACAACCTCGCACCAGATGGCGCAGTCCACTGCATCTTTCTTTCTGACCACTTTATTCCGGGCCAGATTTTTGGATAGAGTTCCTGTGATTTAAATATTAGTTCACGTAACTCTTCCGTAGT